CCACAGCAGACATCCAGCATCCACACCACTCACCCAACAGACCCCGAACATTTCATTATTCCTTAACCACTCTTGTTTGTGACAATAAGAACACACGCTCGATTGCATTCATATTGTTAACCTTACATCTTCCTGTTACTCACACCAGCTGCCAGCATAAGACCAAACGGACGCCACACTCCTGAATTCGGAGGACGCCCTAGATCCGCTACAGAATCGTCAAAACGATTCGACAGACTAAGCATATTCGCAACAGCGATCCGGACTTGATAACTACGGCACTCCTCAAGGGAGTATCTTCGTAGCAAGTCTCTAGATGTCTGGTACAGTGGTTCAAAGGTGAAACCCTGACCGCGGGGGTACGCGGGGTGCTTACAAAAGCACCAAGGAAAGGTATTGGCGAGGGGCGGTCCACTCTGGATCATAATCATGCGGGTTTGCATCCACACCCGTATCATGACTCCAGAACCGCTTGAGAGCGAGGAGCCGATCAGCTGGCTCCAGGTCCTCACATGCATAGGCACCATCATAGTAGTTTGTAACCATCATTTTTGCACACATGATGTCACCACCATAGTCCTCTTCCACCTCACCAAAGGCGGCACGAAGTTCTCGGCAGATTCCTTCGTACATACGAGTTACACAGGCCTGACTGCGAACCGCAAGGGTTGCAGGCAGGTGCACAAGCCGTAACGGGTGTTGGATCGCAGCAGCAATGCGACGATCAACATGCGACGGATGATGTTCAGGACTGTCAGTCTCCGGAAGGCCAACGCCTCCGCAGCTTTCAGAAATGAACCAAGGAATAGAGCCAAGTTCAAGAGCGGTCCGATTCTCCGCGATGAACCTGGTAACCAGCCATACCCTCTGGGCCGGACTCCATCCTTTGACAATTGCCTGGCAACGAGAACCAAGAGAGCCTTCGCGCTCCTGTTCCCGATCGTCGGCGGTCATCATCCCACCACTCCGTTTCACACCGTAGAGCAGACCAAGATTCAGCATCGGCACCTCGACTAACTCATAGTCAATGGCCGACCCGTACAGGTCATGCTCCAACACTCGGCGATCTCGCACCTCCGGCGAGTCCCATTGTGGTGTGTCACGAAGACGCATATAACACCGGCTGTTCATGTTGCAGAACCGATCAGAGACATAAGTCTTGCCGACGGACTCGGAAAGTCCGCCGGCCTTAGTGATCGTTCTCCACCGTGCAACACCAACGGCAGTAGTGCATGCAAGAATATCGTCCCCATTGATCAACATCGGGCACTCGCTGAGCTTTCGACTGGGAAAGCATGCATAGCGAGTGAGCGCGGCGTTGACAATGCACAAGACGATGAAGCTCACAGGTGAACCCATCAACTGTCCCCACTTCTGTGGTTTCAGGTACCCAATGTCGTCTACTCCCCAGTCATCCAACTGGCAGAGCATATGATCGGTCATGCCCTCGTGAAAGAGGCGACGATCATCGACAGAGAGTCCAAGACAGTCTGAAATGGTATCCACCGCAACGCGAGAGAGCTCAGGATTGAGCTCGTTTGTCGCTGATTTATAGTCGCCCGATAGCCAGACTTCTCCGGCTCTCTCGGGGCTGCCAACGATCTCAGAGATGTCACTGGCGCTCAACACACGATCCACCGCAAACAGTCGGTGGCGGGTGATGCGCTTGTGCATAATCTTCTGAAGTCGATGCAGATACGCGTAGCGGGCGGGTGCCCCCGCAGATATTACGCGGACTTTCAGCGCCTCGGCAAGGCCCATCGGGGCTGCGATTGGCAGCTCCTCCTTGGCCACCTCGAGGATCTCTCGTTGAAGCTTCTGTGCGCGGTCGCTGGTCCAACGCACTACTTGCACTTCTGGTCGGATGCACTCTTCCGGCCAGTCCAACAACTCGTATGGGCATTCCCATCGCTGCCACGAACGCTTCTCGTCACACGCCGGGTCTATCGCATACTGCACATTCTTCAAAGTGCAGCGATGACGTAGACTACCAAAGGCACCCTGTCGAGCACAGGTCCAGCGTTTCACGAGGTGTCCGTATATTTCACCATCATCACACTTAATCACTTCACGACGATTTCCATCCTCATCGAGATTTGTGCAATGACTCCGCAACGACGGAAGGACAGCCTCCATCATCTCGCCATTCGTCAACGGCGTACGACCCATAACTTCACGGGCCGTACGAGCTACCTCGTACTGCAATGCAGAGAGCGGCGTCTCGCCCTTTCGATGCATCGCCTCACGACGGCGGCAATATCGTCGGTCGGCAGTCTCTTCAGACTCTTCGACCGTGGTCGGACACTTACCTGGCTCCACGCCATAGTTAAAGACGTTGAAATCCATTCCGTCCCACAAGCGTGTGGTGGTAAGTTCCTTCAAGGTATCAGCAACACCTTGAGAGACTACAGATGAAGTCGGCCTCGGAAGGCCCTTCTTCATCTGCATGTACGACCAAAAGAAGGTCAGTCGGGTCAGCCAATCAGAGTGCTTCATCTTGCACGCGAAGGCATAGAACCGACCGCCAACGAGGACATGGTATTTCTCCCTGTCGTCGAACTTCTTAACGATATCCGGACAATCCGGCATAGGCTGATCCAAGCCCCAGCTGAACATGGCGGCGAGTTTGAACTTCATCAGCTTCAACTGATCCTTCGGTCCCAACTCAACCACTCTTGTTATAACTCTGTCCAGCACCTTGATACATGTCTCATCCAATTTCATACCCATAAAACTGAACAAGTCCTTAAAAGCTTTCATGTATCCCACCTTAGCATCCTGCTTATCACACAAACAATAATCTATCTTCAGATCATTTGCCCTGTCTGTGCAACTTTCCAGATGTCTGCGCCTTTTGCCTTTCAGCGTGTGCTGACGGGACGAACCGTCTCTCGCACACGCTTTGGCAACCAAGCGCTCCTTTCGCTCACCAGCGTGAGGGGCCTTTACCAAGGGCCGTTCCTTCTCCGGAACGGGCTTATGTTGGCGTCGAACGTTCTCCGGTGTGTATATGCACACCGGCTCTGAATGTTTGTCGTCCG